GTGACGGGATCATTGAGCTGCGCAAAGTGCTTATCTTTGGCGATATTCTTTGAGAGAATGAGGAGATCGATAACGACCCAAGGGGAATAAACTTTGCGTTTTGTTCCGCCACAATGCTTCCTGATAACGTTATCGGCATGGGTCGCGGTGAGCGTGCAATACCATACCAAGACGCCATCACCAATATGTCTCGGGCCATGCTGGATAACACGGCTCAGCTTACCCGTGGGCGATCGCTGGTTAATACATCCGCTGAGGCCGGGGTTAACTATTACGATCTGATGGGTAACGGCAACATAATCCGCTACTCGCCTACCGGGCAAGTTGACCCGACCTCACTTATTTACCCCGTACAAGTGCAACCGGTGGCCACAGAGGCGCTGACTGTTATCCAGTTCCTAGATAGCCAAAGAGCGCAGGCAACCGGCTCTCTAATGGCTAACCAGGGCCTTAAAGCCGATACTCTCTACAAAGAGACGGCAACCCGATTCCAGGGCGTAGACGACTCTGCACAAGCCAAGGTCGAGCTATTGGTGCGCAACATCGCCGAGGTGCTGATTAAAGACTTGTATGAAGGTATGGCCTACTACGCTCAGAAACACCGCTTAAAAGCGCTTGAGGTTAAAGTCTTGGGCGAGGAAATGAAAATCAACCCCGGTGAATGGATGATTGACCACCGCTGCGGCGTTACTGTTGGCACTGGGTATGGCGATAATGAGAAGACCTTGGCCACCCTCGCAAGCCTGCTTCAAGTTATGGGAACGCTTCAAGGAACCGGAATTGTTGACGCCAAGAAGATGTACAATCTGTTGGTTAAAATGGCCCACGCTGGCGGCCTGACTAATGTGTCAGACTACCTCAACGACCCAGAAGTTAAGCAAGAAACCTTGATGGCAGAGAACGAGCAGCTAAAAGCTCAATTGGCCCAGCTACAGCAGCAGATAGGTGACGCCACGCCATTGATGCAGATTGAGCAAATGAAGGCCCAGGTTAGCGCCATTAGCAAGCAACTGGATATGGCATTTAAAGAAAAAGATTTGATGGTTAAAACCGCCCTGGAGTTAACTAAACTAGAGGCCGCAGAAGGCAAACAACTAGATAGCGAGTTCACGCAAAATGAATCTACAGTTCAATAAGCAGGCCGATCGCCTAAACCAGATTAAGCGCGATTTAGAAGCTGGAGAACACGCACGGGCGCTGCGTGATAATCCTATTTTTGCCTCTGCGTTCTTGGCTAAAAAGGCCAGTCTCTACGATCAGTACGCTAAATCGAAGTGGTATCAGCGCAAGCTCAGGGAATCAATCTGGGCGCAGCTACAAGGAGTAATCGCAATCGAAGCGGCCCTACAATCGGCAGAAGCCGCCGCCCGTAATGCAATGGAAGAAGTGGAGAAGATGAACGCTAAGAAGTCGGCGTGACCTCATCCTCTTTAGGCTTAGGCTCATCGCTAAAGCAAGCCTGGCGCTTGCGGTAGGTTAGTTCGAAGATCCCATCGGGGAATCGCTGGTGGTTGATCTTCACGGTCATGCCGTTGAATGCGTCCCAGAAGTGTTGGCCTCTGCGCGCAGACTGCTTGGCCGTAATTGTTTTGGTCTTATCGCTCATTCTCGCCGCCTTTTAGTAGTTGCTCTATGCAGTCAACAACAGATTGCCATTCTTCGCATCCCCTTGGGTCATAATCTCGTCCAAGCCTGTTATCTGAGTACCCGCGCAAATAAAGCTCCATATGGATCCAGGCTGAACTCAATTACCTCATCCGCTGCCGGTTGCTGCGCCGGTACCGGGCTAGCGTAGAACACTTTAGCATCATAGTTTTGGCTGTCTTTGTGCCGGTCGTATACCTCTTTTGTGACATCAACCCATCCGCTTGTAGCTTCCGTGTATCGCAGGCGGTAAATCGCTGGCTCCTGATTCCGCGTCGCCTCAAGCTCAAACTCTGCATTGGCGCATCCAACTGCAACCTCATGCAGTCTTGACTGTGTGGCTTTTAGCTCAGCCTTTAGCGCGTCTCGCTCGGCAGTAAGTTCGCGCATAGCCTCTTGGCATTCCCATGGCTTGCATTTTTCTTTTCCGCATGACTTCCCTGTAAACGGGTTTGATGGGTCGCAGTAGCACATCAGGATTCTCCCACTATCTTATCGTTGCTTTTTTCGTGCTGATTCAATACTTCGCATATCCTGCCAAATATTTCTTCGCCCAGAACAAAAGCATTGCCGAGATAACAATCAAAATCATCCGGATCTTCATAGCAAGGGGTTCCGTTTTCATATGCGTCAAAAAACTTTCTAAGTAACCCTAGCAGCTCATCCCGCTGGGCGGTGACTGATGCAAGCTGATCGGACAGCTCTTTCTCCCGCGCCTTGTGCTGCTTGTATCGCTCGTAGGCGTGCCAGGAGTTGCCTTCTCGAACGCTCTTCACGATGGACTCAACCTGATCAGGAGTAAGCTGCGTCAGCTGCTTTTCAGGCCGGATAATTAGCTTGCCACTGTCCCAGTCAAAGCCAAGCGCCAGGCCAATAACCGGCACGGTAGGACTGCCGCCGACAGTGCCAGGCGCGTAGACCTCAACTGATAAAACAGCGTCCATTTTGCGAGGCGTTACGGCCTTGATACGCTCTAGGTGATCAAGAGCCTGCGCCGCAGTCATCGCCTCAGGTGTGTGATTAGCCATTACTCCCCCAGTCTTTAGTCAAAGATAACGTTCAGGACGTTCTGTCTTTTATAGCACCGCGAGCCAGCTATTGCAATATGTAATAATATTACGTTACGCAACCACAGGACTTACACATGACCGATCACCGTGAATCCGGCCCGGACATTTTTTTTGACGCACTCAATCTGACAACTGACGAAGAATCGACCAACCGTGAACCCGGCGCCGATGACCCAGTTGAAACAGAGACAACCGAAACCGAAGAGCTTGAATTGTCGCTAGACGATGAGGAAGGCACAGAGGAATCACCCGACGCTAAGGCGGACAAGTACGAAATTAAGGCCTATGGCAAGACCGTAGAGCTAGACATTGAAGGACTTAAAGACTACGCGCAGAAGGGCGTTAGCTTTGAAGAGCAGCAAAAGAAGCTGCTTGCTGAGCACAACAGCCGCCTAGCCGAAGTCGCCACTGAGCGGAAAAAAATTGAGGCCGAGGCCGAGCGCCTAGGCGAGCTATTAGAAGTGTTTGGGCAGTCGGAAAAAGCCAAAGAGAACTTAGATTTCCTAATGGAAAACGACCTGCCAGAGTATAAGCGGCAAAAAGCCATGCTTGACGAAATAGCCGAGAAGGCAAAGACGTTGAGCGCGGCACGGCAAGAGGCGGAGATAGCCGAAGGAATTGAATTATTGTCCACAGCATACCCACAAGAGTGGGCGGACACCAACAAGCGTAAAGAGCTTTTGGGCCAGGCTGCGGAAGTATTTCAAGAGGTAGGCATTCCAATCGAAACCACAACCGACGGGAAAGTATTTCTGCTTGCTATCAAGGCCAAACAGGCCATGGCAAAAGCGGCTAAATATGATGCCTTAGTTGAGAAAGCCAAAACCGCTAAAACTACACCTCCTAAAAAGCTCCCCACTGCATCCGGCATGAAGGCTAAAACGCCAAGCGATGACGAATTTGACGTCGTTGCAGAGGCATTTAAAACACGATAACCCGGAGTAATAACCATGGCAGTACTTTCACGAGTGCCCACGCTGTCCGATAAAATTAATCGGATGGACCCGCGCAGTAAGAATTTTGCGCGCTTTTTCGTTGAGTTGCTGGATCAGGACACTGCGATTCTGCAGACCTTGCCAACTACTGAAGCTAATAATTTAACTTCTCACCGCTATCCTGAGCGAGTTGCCCTGCCTACCGTTTCTAACGTGCTGGCCGGTCAAGGTGCTGTGCCAACTAAATCGGAAGTAACTAACCGCGAAGAAAGCATTAAAATCTTTAAATCGGTGCTCAACATCGACAAGGAGATTTACGAACTTGGCGGCAATGGTGATGCCTATGTGAAGTCAGAAATGATTGCACACATGGCGGCCCAGGATATTGCAGTTTCTTCTGCTGTGTTCTACGGCTCGAACACCGACATTTTGCAGATTCGTGGCCTTGCTAACCGTTATAATTCTTTGAGTGGTAACGTGTCCAGCAACGTAATTTCAGCCGGTTCAGTATCTGGTGGCGATGCAACCTCCATCTTCGTTACTGGTATCGGCGGAAACGGCGGCGCACAGTTCATTTATCCAATGGGCGCTAGCGCACTAGGTTTTGAGCGCACTGGCTCTGCTGATTGGACTCCAGTGACCAATAGTTCTGGGGAGGTTACCTTTCAAAAGTTCCTTGAGTTCTGCATCTATCGCGGCCTATTAATCCCTGACTGGCGCACCCAAGTGCGTATCTGCAACATCGATAAATCAGTGCTAATGGCGGATACAAGCGGCACCACTATCAACATCCCCAACCTGATCTTTAAAGCAGTTTCTCGCCTGCCATCTAAGCAGCTCGGCCAATATGCAGATGTTAAAATCTGGATGAACCGCAGCGTGTTTGAGATGATGAACGTGCAGCTTTATAACAAGGGTAACGGGTACTATAGCCAGGAAACTATTGGCGGCAAGATCGTCAATAAAATCTGCGGCTATGAGGTGATGGTTACCGATTCCATCGTAAACACTGAAACCACTGTGTCCTAATAGGAGAATCATCATGTTAGACGCATTACGAGTACTCGGTAGCGCTCAGGCGGTAACTACTGCCACAACTACCCGCACCACCAATACAGTTGATTTCGGTGGCGATTTCGATATGGGGCCAGGTGAAGCTAAAGGCATCATGTTTGTTATCAACGTAACCGGTGACTTTACCACTGGCGACGAAACACACAACTTTCAACTTCGCACGGATGACAACACCTCTTTTTCTTCGCCAACTATTTTGGCAGAAACTGGCGTGATTAATGGCAACCTTTTAACTGCTGGCCGCAAAATCGTATTGGCTCTGCCCAGCGAAAACGAGCGCTACATCGAAGGTTCTGTTGTATCTGCTGGCACCTCGCCTCTCATCACCTGGAGTTGCTACTATGGACTCCTAAAAGACATGCTGAGCGGCCCTAACACGGTCAGCGCTAGCGGTCTGGTGGTAGGCTAATACCTGGGGCTTCGGCCCCTTTTTTCTTTATTTACAGGATTCCTATGACTTTTGTAATTGAACAAGACGACGAAATTTACGAGATTGAGCCGACTGATTTTGTTAAAATAGTTGCGCTTGAAGACGGCTTTTATCAGCACGGCGAGATCGGCGAGATTGTCAAGGCGGGCAAAGAATTCACTTTTGCCGGTGCTATTTTCGCAAATGGAAAGCCATCATGGGTGAAAATCCTTGGCGTGTACGGCGGCAAAAAAGAAGAAGTTGTGGTTGTGGATGAGAAGGCCAAGAAAGCGCCCACTAAAAACAAAAAGGCTGATTAATGAGCGCTAAAACATACAACGAATTGCGGGACGCGGTGAAGAAATATAGCCGCCGCAACGACATAGATTTGATCTTCGATACCATGATCGAGCTGGTAGAGGATTATCTATACCCAAAATTACGTGTGCGTGAAATGTACGATACCTATTCTACCGTGTGCGTGGTTGGTGATCGCACATTGCCGCTTCCGGCCAATTTTGAGGAGGCTGTGAAGGCGTGGACTGTTACCAACAGCGTGCGCTACCCGGTTGATTACAGCCTGGATGCCATTGATAACCGCAATTTAACCGGCCGCCCACGACAGTTTGTCGTAAATGACGAAATAGAGTTTGACGTTAAACCGGATAGCGCCTATGTGTTCCAAATGGATCATTTTGCGCGGCCTGCAAAACTCACCGAAGCGCTTGAAACAAATAGCGTTCTAACCAATTACCCGTCAATCTATTTTTATGGCGTTATGTGGCAGGTGCGGGAATATTCCGTAGAGCTTGAATTGGCAGACCGTGAATTTCAGAAGTTCAAGGGAGCTATTGGAAAAGCCAACGAGCGGTTTACATCGTCACAATTTGGCCCCGCCCCTAAATTTGCAGGCGTGCAAAGAAGCACTCTGCAAACCGTAAAAATGCGGGCGCGCTAATGCCCAGGACAACCCGATTTAAACGCATACCGCTAAACATAGCCACAGGTATTAATCAGGCTCAATCGCGGGCAGTATCAATAACGCGGCTGGCTAATTGGTATCCTGAATCAACGCCCAATGGCACCGGACAGGCTGCTTTGTACCCGTTCCCTGGGCTTAGCATCTATGGTGGCGCTGTAGTATCCGAAGCCACCTACATTGACCGTGGGGCCTACGTATTCAATAGCACCCTATACTTCATAAAGGGCGGCTACCTGTATAGCCAGGATTCTTCAGGCAATGCCACGTCGATAGGCGCGGTTTACGGGTTTAACATCTGCCAATTTTCAGACAATGGCTACGTGATGGTTATTGCCACCGGGGGGCCTGTTTACCAATATGACGGAACCACGCTTAGCATTTTGTCGGGCATTACCTTTAACCCTACGGCAGTGAAATACCTAAACGGTAAATTTATTTTTAATAGCGATACTGGTAATTTTTGGCACACAGACCCTGGGACTACGGTTATTAATGGAGCCAATTTTGCGGCTCCAGAATCAAACCCTGATCCTTTTGTTGCCCCTTACGTATTTAACCAAATGCTCTATTTATTTGGCACGGAAACGGTTGAGCCTTGGCGTGATATTGGAAGCGGTAACCCTAGTTTTGAGCGCGAAACACAGGCCATTATTGATGGATCTGGTTGCGCATCGGTGCATGGCATCTGTAATACATCAGACTTCATGTATTTTATTGATCGTTCTGGTGTGATTTTCCGCATTCGATCGTTCCAGGCCGACCCAGTAAGCAATCATGCAATATCAAATATCATTGAGCATTACGACCTAACCAGCTACACGGCAAACGCGGTTAAATTTAAGGGGCACTGGTTCGTTATATTTAATTTTTACGCCGATGATAAAACGCTCGTATTTTCAGAGAATACCGGCGAGTTTTTTTACCTTACCAGCGGTAATGATGAGGGCGCTTGGCAGGGCGGATCTTATGCCTACGCCTATGGATTACACCACTTCGCAGACCGATCGAATTCATACCTTTATAAGCTAGATTTTGACACGTATTTCAATAGCAATATTGTTGTCATTCGAGAGAAAGTTTTTGACTTCGTATGCGGTGAGAAATTCGGCGACCCGCGCGGATGGTATGAGTGTTCAAAGATTTATTTTGGCATCGAGCCTGGAGTGGGGCTGGTTGACGGCCAAGGCTCAAACCCTTATTTGATGGTTTCGCGCTCTGTGGACGGAAAGACCTGGAGCAATGAGGAATTCATTGAAATTGGCCGCCTAGGTGAATTTAGTCATGAGGTCGAATGGTCACACTTTGCCCGCTTCCAGCAATTAGCTATTAAAGTTCGCTTGTCAGATCCGATCCGGTGCGTGTTCTTTTCCGCCGCCATAGATGTTAGGGAAGCTGGCGTATGACCGTATCGACCCGCACACTGGATAAAATGCGGCCTCAGTCGTTAAAGGCTGATCGCGAATTAGACGGGTACTTTAGGGAGCTTGAGAGAATACTTGCGGTAATTGGCACTACTGGAGCCGCAGCTAGCACTACTGACGAGCTTGCAGATACGGTAAATGCAATTTTGGCTTCGGCGAGACCGCAACACAATTCCGAGCTGATAAATTCAATTAATGATTTAACCAGCATTGTGCTAGCAGCTGTCCGCCCAGCAAACGACTTGCGCCAGCGCATAGAACAACTGGAAGCAGAATTACTAGCGCTGCGCCAGCAACTAAACACCAGCAAACTGCAAAACCAAATTAATGAAGTAACCGCTTATACATTCGGGGCACGCTAATGGCATTAACATTTTCACAACTATTCACACCGGTACAGCTACCCGCTGCAGTTGCGGTATTGTTCACCATGCCAACTACTCCAGGCACCACAGTCCTAAAAAATGGCCGGGTTAGGCTTACCAACACGACGGCAGGAGCTGTCACAGCAACGCTCTATGCTGATGTTGCGGCAACCGCTAGCAGCGCAGCTAATTGCTGCCTAAATGCCGTAAGCATTGCCGCCAACAGCTATTTAGATGTTGATCTCCCAACCATGAAAGCGGGAGATACCTTGCGCGGATTGGCAGGAGCTGCAACTTCTATAACCATGCATGAAATTGGCGGAGTGCTGTTTAGCTGATGTTTAAAAAATTAGGCATTAGTTTTGATGTGTCAGAGTTGCATGCGGCACTATTAAAAAGTGATGCATGGGATCTGTATCCTCAGCGTCGTATGGGGGATAGCCCGCACGCTCAGATGGTTGATATTTGGGCAAGATTTGCTGATGTTTCAGATGGCGATATTTCTAGGATTGGAAGGCCGCACGAATCTGTGTGGTATCCATGCTCTAACTCATTGGGAAATATTAAATCAATAAGCGAGTCTGTATGCGCTTTTGTTGGCGGGGAATATCTTGGAGGCGTGCTAATTACAAAGCTGCCGCCAGGAGGAAAAATAAAGCCTCACATAGATAATGGCTGGCACGCAGCGGAATACGAAAAGATACACCTGTCTGTAGTCACTCCAAAAGGTTCATATTTTGGGTTTGAAAATGGGCGAATAGAAAGCGTACCGGGTGACTGTTATTGGTTTAGAAATGATGTTCCGCACTGGGTTGAAAATAACAGCGATAGTGAGCGCATATCCGTTATAATTTGCGTGAAAACAAAGCAGTTTGAGGCGCTAAAATGCAATTAGAAGAAGTTACGCTACCAGAGGTTGAATGGTATATAGATGAGCGCATTTTCGTTAAACAGATGCACATGGAAAAAGCTGGGGTTTATGTTCCAAAGCACAAGCATGATTACGATCATTGCTCAATGCTGGCTGCTGGATCAATTCGCGTTTGGCACGATGAAAAATTAATTGGTGACTTTAAAGCGCCTCAGCCTTTAACCGTTAAAGCCGGTATTTTCCATACTTTTATGAGCTTAGAGCCTAATACATTGGTTTACTGCATACACGCTACAAAAGACGGTGAAGTTGAAGTGGCTGGCGAGCAAACAGAAATTAACCCAGCTATTTTAGCTGAAGGGGTTTAGTTATGCCTTGGGGATTTGCCGCAGCAGCCGTTTCAGTTGCAGGGTCTGCATATAGCGCCAACCGACAATCATCGGCAGCAAAAAAAGCTGCTCAGGCTCAGGAGAGATCAGGCAATGCCGCTATTGATGAAGCTAGACAGGCAAGAGAGATTGGTCGCGAGGATTTGCAGCCATATGCAAAATTTGGTGAGAATCAATTAACACCTTTGGCTCAAATTCTAACCAGCCAAGGGCAGAGCGACTATCTAGAAAATAACCCTATATTCCAAGCCTCCCTTAAAAATATGAATGAGCAGGTTTTGAACAATGCGGCAGTGCGTGGCAGGTTAAATGCCGGGGATACTCGTCAGCGGTTTGCCGATAACTTCCAGGCCGCCGCACTTCCTTTGCTTAGCTTTCAAAGCAATAATCTATTTAATGCGGCAAATATGGGCCAGGCATCCGCAGCTGGGCAGGCTAATAATACCCTTACTACTAGCGCAAATATTGGTAATACCATGACCGGCATCGGCAATGCGCAGGCAGCCGGATTAATTGGTAGGGCAAATGCTCAATCTCAATTCGCTAATGACTTAACAAAAACAATAACCTCTGTATATGGTGGCGGCTATGGCAATTGATGCCTCAATTCCTCTCAGCGGCAGGCCTTTAAGCATTGCCGATGCGGCTAATCAGGGTTTGGCATTCGGCCAGAACATGCAACAGCAAATAGCATTAACGCAAAAAACCCAGATGGATGCGCAAGAGCAAGGGCAGGCTAACGAAATTAAGGCCGCCCGTTTGATGCATGATACATCTGTGCAGCTTAAGTCATTACCTATTGAGCAGCGTGCCGCAGTTGCCCAGCAAGCCTTGCCAGTTCTAGCTAAACTTGGTGTCGACACATCGAAAATAGATACCTCTAATTTAACTGATGACGTTCTTGATCAGAGCATTAATGCGCTTCAACCATTTACTGTGAATATGGATCAGCGAATGGCCTCTAGTCGGCCTATCGGCAATGAGACCATAGTTGATAAAAATGGTACAGCTTACGCTCAGAGCCGCGTATTTGACCCTAGAACTCAAAAAGTAAGTCTGATCGAAACAGCCCTTGGCCCGTCTTCAAGTATTACCAATCGAATGGGACAAACTGCGCAAGATCAATATACTAACGCTCTTCGATTAAAGCAGCAGCAGGAAGCATACGCAGCACAAAAAGCTCTTGAGGTTGCGGGCGGCAAGTCGGCCATTGAGCTGCAACAAGAAATTAATAAGACGCCAATAATCGCTCAACAAGAAGCCGAGAAAAAAGCTACAGAACAAAGGGCAGAGTATAAAAAACAAGCTGTTGCTGCGGCAGAAAACATCCCAACTCTTGAGCGGGCTATTGAGCTAAACAACAAAGTTGTTACTGGCGGGTCTCAGGCCGCCTTGCAGGCCGCCGCAAATTATCTTGGCGTTGCTAGTTCTGACCCTGGCGAGCTTAGGTCTCTGCTTAACCAAAACATTTTGGGCCAGCTTAAGTCAACCTTCGGCGGCAACCCAACAGAGGGCGAGCGGGCGGCACTGGGCCAGGCTCAAGCGTCGTTTAACCAGTCCGGCGAGGTAAATCAGGCTTTGCTTGATAACGCCCTAAAATTGGCTCGCATGAGAGTTAACCGAGGCAAGCAAGCGGCCAATAAGGACGGTGACAAAGAAACTATGAAATATATTGAGGACGCCTTGAGTGTAAAACTTGGGGAAACGCCAAAGCAAAAGGCGCCGCCTAAATCAGCGCCAGTATCAAACGATCAGTTATTCAAAGACGCCGACGCGATCATTGGAGGCAATTGATGGCCACCGCCGAAGATTATGCAAAGTGGATTATTGCCAATCAGGATAAAAAGGGAACGCCTGAGTTTGAGACTGTATCAAAGGCGTACAAGGCGGCGCGAGGAGCGCAGGCAACAGAACAGCCAACCATTGAGCAGCAGCCAAAGCCTGAGCCTGCACCCGTAACGGCACCTTCCCCGGCGCCACAGCAGCCAGCCAGCTACCTTGGCGCCGTTGCGTCTCGCGTTGGAACATCAGCACAATCTGCGGCCACGGCTACCCAAGAGGCAACGGTTCAATCCGACATTAAATCAGAGGCCAAACTAGCCGAGCTAGAAAAAACTAACCCATATTTGGCCGCGCAGATCCGGGCCATGAGTCCTGGCGAGCGTGCCATGGTTGGTATTGGCATGGGCTTTAACGACCTGGCTAGAGGAACTGGATTAGCCGGAACTAAAGCTGGCCAAGCCATGGGCTTTATGCCAGAGAGCACGCAAGCAACAGACCAACCATTGACCGATATAAGCCCAGCCGCGTCAGCCGGTCAAATAGTCGGTCAGGCCGCCCCTTTTGCCGTTCCTGGGCTTGGTATTAGCAACGTGGCATCCATCCCTGCCAGGGTAGCCTTAAGTGGCGGTCTTGGCGCAACAGAAGGCGCTGTGATTGCGCGAGGAACTGAACAGAGTGGGCAGGAACAGGTTAAAAGCGGTCTTATTGGCGCTGGGATTGGCATTGCTGCGGAGTCTGTGCCTATTCTTGGCCCGGCTATTGCCGCTCGTGTTAGTCGCAGCCTTGGTAGGCCCGTAGATCCAGAGCAGTTGGTTCAGCCAAACGGCCAATTAACGCCCGAATTTAGGCAGTATTTGGATTCTCAAGGTATTACGCCTGAGCAGGCAATTAGAGAGGCTCAAAGCGAAACAGGGGTGGCCCAGACGTTTGCAGAAGCGGCCCCAACAACCGCTGCAGGCCTTGAGAATTTGCAGCGCATTGATATTCCGGCTGCTGTTGCTGCGGTAAATCCGCGCCTTGTGCAAAACTATGTGGATGCCGGGGTTAGCATTGAAGACATTCCGCTTGCTGCTGTAAGCCGTAACAATCAAGTTGCAGACATGAGCGCACAGCTGGCGGCGATACCTGGAAGCCTTGCCAAAGATCAAGCACTAAGACTTGCTGACGCGGTTAGAAATACTGCGCGCCAAACAGTTGAGGAGGCTGGCGGATCAATGGCCTCCGGCGAGTTTAGCGAGCGCACATTAAACTCCATGAGGGCGGCGCGAGAAACGATATACCAGGCCGAAAACGACGCCTATACACGCCTAGGCCAGCAAATAGATGCTCGCCTTGCTTCGCTTCCACCTATGTCCGTTCGGGCGCCAGATTTAAAAGCATCTCTTATGGCAAAAGCTCAAAAGCTAAGAGCAACTGGGCTTAGTCCGGTAGAGGCCGAAACACTTGGCGTGTTGGGCAGGAAGCCGACCTATTACGACATCGACAATCTTAGAAAAAAAATAGGCAATTCAATTGGCTCTATGCCTCGCGGTGAATACGCTACGCAAGACCAGGCGACATTGAAATATTTATATGGTCAGTTGCAAGAAGCGCAAAACAAATTCGCTCGTGGTTTAGTTGGCGGCGACGATTTGCGGATGGCTCAAGAAATATCAAAGCAGCGCCATGCATTGCAGGATCAGATTGAATTCTTTGGCCAGAATGACGGCCTTGGATCAATGGTATCTAAGCTCGATCAGGTTGCCGGTGGTGCGCAGCGTGTTGATTACGCTCAATTCGATCGGGTGATGGAAAACATACCTCAGCAATACCGCAAGGGAGCATTGGCAACCGTTATGAACCAGGCGCTAAAGATCAGCCCAGACGTTAACGCAGAGGCGATGCGATCAGGAACATTTGCAAGCATGTGGTCAAACATTCGCGGTGACGCTTCGCTAAATAGCCGCGTTAAAACCATTCTTGGTGATGATTCTTATCAGGCGTTTGATAAGTTGGCCGATATGGCTAAGGGTGTATCACGTGCGCTAGGAGGAAAGCCTACGGGCGTTGCTGCGGTAGCCTTAAGAGAGTTTGACAAGCCAAACGGTGT